AAGTACAGTTCTTTAAGTGTACCTGTTAGTGGTTCCTCTGTCGCACAGGGAAGCAGTCAGAGCGGTACAACATTAGTAGTAGGTAACTTACATAAGACCCCTGTCGTAGGGGACACGTTTAGTGTCGCGGGAGTTAATGGTACCTACACAATAGCCCTATCTGGTATCTCCTATAGCGCAACTAATAAAGAAGCTACACTTACTCTTACAACATCTCTTGATTCGTCTCCAGCTGATAAAGCTGCTGTTACCTTTAACAACAAGACATCCCTAATCACAGGTCTACACTACTTCTTCAACTCCAGTACCTTAGCTGCAACTACACTGGCCGTACGGGATAACGTACTGTTTGCAGGTGCTGGTAATGGTTGGACAAACGTGTCTGCACCTAGTTATGGTAGCGTACTAGTAAATGGTGCTTCCCAAACGGGTACAACACTCCTTATTGATGCAGTTGATAGCGATACGTATGTACCTCACATTGGGTCTACTTTCTCTATAGTGGGTGTCGAGAAGGTCTACACAGTCCTAGCTACATCTACAATAACTGCAGGTTCTGGTTCTTTAACAATCTACCCTGCCTTAGCCTCTAGCCCTGCTGACGATGCTGATATTACATTCATTGGCCTATCAGGCTCTAACTCTTCTAAACAACGATTCCATGACTTTAACTTTAGTAATCTAGAGCGTGTTGCTTTTGTAGACAGCGTTAACTACCCTACAGTATGGGACGAGACCAATGGTTTAACTGTTATTGATACTAACACTGATCTTTTGGGTGCAAGCTCTGTATCAATCTTTAAGAATCACATGTTCTTTGGTGTTAGTAACAAGTTAATCTTCTCATCTCCTTTCTCACACACTGACTACCAATCTGGTAATGGCGCTGGTATCTTTACCTTCCCCTCTGATTTAACTGGTATTATTGTATTTCGTGAGAAGTTGATTATCTTTACACGATCATCTATTCACCAGTTGTCAGGTAATAGTTCTTCTGACTTTGCTATGGCTGACATCTCAGATGACATGGGTTGTGTTGCTATCGATACAGTAGCGGAGGTTGGTGGTGACATCATCTTCTTAGGCCCTGACGGATTACGTTTCCTAGGTGCTACTGCTCGTATTGGTGACTTTAACTTAGCCCTTGCTTCCCGTAATATACAAGATGATGTAACGTCACTAACTGATAATACTGAACACTTGACAGGAACAGTTATTCGTAATAAGTCTCAGTACCGTATATTCGGGTTTACCCCTGGACTCAATAAGTCTGTTTCTGCTGGTTTCATTGGTACTCAGTTTTCTGATCAAGAAGCTACAGGGTTTAACTGGGGTAAGACTTTAGGTATTAAAGCGTACCGTACTGTATCCAAGTACGTAGCTGGTGTCGAGGTGATTCTCTTCTCAGGTGAAGATGGTTATGTATACAAGATGGAGTCAGGTAACTCCTTTGATGGTACTGCTATCTCAGCTTCTCTCTATACACCTTTTATGGCTATCAACGACCCTCGTGTACGTAAGACACTGTATAAGGCCACAACCTATTATGACCCAGAAGGGAATGTAACAGGTACACTTACCTTTAAGTATGACTTCCAAAGACCTGACGTTATACAACCTCTTACAGGTGGCGGCTCCTTCTCTGTCCTAGGTTCAGCTATCTTTGGTACATCCTCTTATGGGGGTGATCCTGAAACAGTCATCGAAACACAAACTACGGGATCATTCTTTACAGTATCCCTCCAATACGAGTTCTCGACACTAAACGATCCTCCGTTTGTAGTTGATACAGTGCTGCTCGAATACGCAAACAACGATAGGAAGTAAGATATGGGACAAGGTTATATACGTAATGATGGTGCTAACAACATTGCTAACGGTAACGTAATTGATGCAGCAGACCTAGATGGTGAGTTCGATGCCATTGTAGCCTCTTTTGTAGCTGCGACTGGTCACACTCACGATGGAACTGCTGCTGAAGGTGGCCCTGTCACCGTGGTCGGCCCGGCACAGGAGTTTCTAGGAGACGGTTTAGCTTTTTACCCTAAGAATGATGCTACGCTTGACCTTGGTAAAGCAGCTGCTTCCTTTAACGTAGCCTACGTAGAGAGTATCAATCTAGCTGGTACTAGTATTACAGCTTTAGAACAGAACGCTGACGTAACAGATGCAACTAACGTACAGGCTGCTGGCGCACTGATGGACACTGAGGTCACGAACCTCACTCAGGTCAAAGGCTTTGATACCACCGACTACGCTACATCCACCCAAGGTTCAACGGCAGACGCAGCACTCCCTAAGGATGGTGGGGCTATGACAGGGGCTATTACAACTAACTCTACCTTTGATACACGTAACGTTGGAACGGATGGTACTAAGCTAGACACTGTAGAACAGGGTGCTGATGTAACAGATACACTTAATGTAACTGCTGCTGGTGCTCTTATGGATACTGAAGTAGACGCTGACATCAAGACACTTGTATTACCAGCTTCTACAACTATCTCCGCCTTTGGTGCTACTCTTGTTGATGATGCTGATGCTGCTGCTTCACGTACTACACTAGGGCTAGGTACAGCCGCCACCACAGCCGCTACAGACTACGCCACAGCAGCACAAGGTACTAAAGCTGACGATGCCCTACAACCAAGTAGCACACTAGACGCCTCTAAGCTTTCAGGAACAGCTGCAGCTTTTAACGGTTCCGCTATTACTAACCTACCTGCAGTGCTAATCACCTCTGCAACAGGCTCCGCTACTCTGCCTTCTGGTACATCCGCACAGCGCGATAATGCACCTGCTAACGGCTACCTACGCTTCAACTCTACTACTGCATCCTTTGAGGGTTATATTGGCTCAGCTTGGGGGTCTATAGGTGGTGGAGCAACAGGTGGTGGTAGTGATTCAATCTTTACTGAAAACGGACAAACGATTACTACGAACTACACGGTTGTATCAACCGTAAACGCAATGACTGCTGGACCTATTGACATTAACGCAGGTATCACAGTTACAGTTGAAACAGGCTCAAGATGGGTGGTTGTATAAATGGCTATTACACTAAACGGATCAACAGGCGTCGCTGCGACAGCGCTTGAAACACTAAGCACGTCTGGAGATGTGGGATACAGACTTGGTTATAACTCTGGATCATCTGCTTTTATTCACCGTGATAGCGCAACAGGTCACTATCTTCTGCAAGCAGATGAAACAGGTTCTTCATGGCAGATTCAAACGGACAACGGGGCTGGCCCAGTAACACATCTGGAGGTTGATCGTTACGGTAATGTTGGGATTGGCACGAGTTCGCCTACTGAATCTCTACATATTAACGGCGGAGCGTTGGGCCTACAGAATGGTTCAAACGCAACTATCACGGGTAAAAACCACCCAGTAGTATACGCAACATTAGGGACTGGCTCCGGTTTGTTTAGTGGCTACGGGAATCTCGTAATACAAGCGAGAGATACGGGTACTGCTTCGGATTCTAATATAGTTTTAAGTACGGGTTCGGGTTCACCGGAGCGTATGCGCATCAACTCGTCAGGCAAAGTTGGAATTGCTACGGATGCCCCCGATGCACTTCTGAACGTCGGAGGGACGGGCACCGCACTAGGCGGAACCGCTGGTAATGAAGTTAAATTACTTACGTTAGAGGTCGCAAGTGCCAACCGAGACCGACTCCAGTTTACTTCTGAGCGCATCACAACAGGCACAGACTGGGAGAGTGCTGCTCACCGTATTCAACGCATGGTTGATACCACCACAATGGGCTACATGCAATTTGGACACGCAGGCGATGATGGAGACCTGATTAGCTTCGGTAAAACCAACGAAGAGTTCATGCGTATTGCAGGAAACGGTAACTTGATTATTGGCAAAACTGTTGAAGACGGCAGTGCCGCTGGGCATTTCTTTAGTTCGTCTGGCTACTCACGGGCTACTAGAAACGGCTCAATGTCCATATTAAACCGACTTACCAGTGACGGCTCTGCGATGGACTTCCAGAAGAGCGGCATAGGCGTTGGCTCTATAACAGTCACAGGTTCAGCTACGGCCTACAACACTTCATCGGATTATCGCCTAAAGACTGACGCACAGCCAATGACAGGCGCATCTGCTCGTGTCCAAGAACTGAACCCAGTAAACTTTGAGTGGCTATCTAATGGCACTCGTGTTGATGGCTTCCTTGCACACGAAGCACAGGCAGTCGTCCCAGAGGCTGTAGTAGGTACTCAAGACGCAATGAAGGACGAGGAGTATGAAGTTACTCCAGCGGTCCTAGACGATGAGGGTAACGTAACAACAGAAGCCGTCATGGATACTCGTAGTGTTCCTGACTATCAAGGTATTGACCAGAGCAAACTTGTACCTCTTCTAACTGCTGCCCTACAAGAAGCACTAACAAAGATTGAGGCTATGGAAACACGTCTCACAGCCTTAGAGGAATAATTACATGAGTACTATTAACGTAGACATAATATCAGACTCTGATGGCACTGGTAAGCCTGACTTTTCTAATGGATTGACTAGTAACGGTGATGCTAACTTTGGTGACGGCGACAAAGCCATCTTCGGTGCTGGCTCAGACCTCCAGATTTATCATGATGGGTCTAATAGTTATGTCGCAGAAGGAGGCACTGGAGACTTAATTCTTCAAGGCGCTGGCCAGTTACACTTGAAGAATAGTGATAATGACGAATATTACGTTATTTGTAATGACGATGGTGCGGTTCAAATTCGCCACGACAACGCAACTAAGTTGGCAACTACCAGCACAGGCGTAGACATCACGGGTACTTTGACCAGCGATGGGCTGCTTGTTCAGTCGACTTCTGGTAGTACAACTGGGACAATAAGGTCTGACGTTGGCTCAAACTCAGTATTATATCTTGATACGCAAGACACAAGTTCCGCTAGTTACATAACAGCTAGTGGGTCTTTAGCTATTGCCACGGGTTCTGGCACACCAGAGCGTTTAAGGGTGGACAGCAGCGGTAATTTGCTGGTGGGTACTTCGGGGACTAATTGGCAAACTACCGCAGGTTTATATGCGTTTAATCAATCAGCCTTAAACGTAACCAGAGGCGGTGCGGAGAGCATGAACCTTAACCGTCTAACCTCAGACGGCGACACCCTCAAGTTCCACAAAGGCGGCACCGCTGTAGGCTCCATCTCAGTTACAGGTTCAGCCACAGCCTACAACACATCCTCAGACTATCGCCTAAAGACTGACGCCCAGCAAATGACAGGTGCATCTGCCCGTGTCCAAGCGCTAAACCCAGTCAACTTTGAGTGGCTATCCGATGGCACTCGTGTCGATGGATTCCTCGCACATGAGGCGCAGGAAGTCGTCCCAGAGTGCGCTACAGGTACTAGAGACGGCATGAAGGACGAAGAGTATGAAGTTACTCCAGAGGTACTAGATGATTATGGTAGCGTAACAACAGAAGCCGAAATGGGTACTCGCAGTGTCCCTGACATGCAGGGCATTGACCAGAGCAAACTTGTACCTCTGCTAACCGCTGCTTTGCAAGAAGCATTAGCCGCAATCACTGACCTTAAAGCTAGGGTCGCAGTACTAGAAGAAGGAGAATAAGCCATGAGTAAGATAGCACTAACACCTAATGCCTCTGGCACTGGTACATTCACACTGGCTTCACCCAACAGCGACACAAACAGGACGTTTACGTTACCTGATGCGAATGGTGATCTGCTTACCAGTAATTCATCTTTAAATGCAGCCAAACTAACAGGTACAGCTGCTGCTATTAATGGTTCTAACATTACTAACTTGGCTGCAGCCAACCTAACAGGTGCCTTACCAGCTATTGGCGGTTCTAACCTAACTAGCCTTACTTCATCTAGCCTAACAGGTGCCTTACCAGCTATTGATGGCTCGTCCTTAACTGGTATCGTAACTGGACGGACCTACGCAACCCAAGCCAATACCACATCAGGAACAGCTTTTGACTTTACGGGTATTCCGGCTGGTGTCAAAGAGGTTACGGTCTTATTCGATGCTTGCAGTGTGTCGGGAGGTTATGGAGTTTACATTCAGATGGGAACTTCTGCTGGGATAAATGCGTCTGGTTATTCAATGAACTCTCAGGTCATTACTGCAACTGGTCAACAATTTATCAATAGCTTTTCAGAGGGCATTATGTGCCAAGCTGACGCGGAGACTTTTACAGGAGCGGTAAAGATCGAACGCCTAACTACTTCGGGCCATTATTGGTTAGTAACTGTTCATTTAAATGGCAAAGCTGGAGCCAGCTCTGGTTCTTTTTCGATTCTGGGGGGTGGTGTTAAGAACTTAGTCACAGAACTTACTCAGATAAGGTTAAAGGTTGAACGGAGCGCAAGCGCGACCTTTGACAACGGCACAGCAAACATAGCATGGAGTTACTAAGATGAGCAGACAAGTCTTTAATCAAGAGACACAAGTATGGGACGTAATCAACGAGGACTTGCCCGTTATCCCTCGGTCTACTGAGGATTTAGCCAGCAATGCACGTTCTGAGCGGGACGTCCTACTCTCAGCAACTGACTGGGCTTCTGGCAGTGACCTAGTTATGTCGTCTGGAATGACAGCCTACCGTCAAGCACTGCGAGACGTACCACAGCAGTCTGACTTCCCTGACACAATCGAATGGCCCACTAAACCATAAGGGTAATTCATTTAGCACTTGACAAGACCTACGTATGTGTGTATAATAAGACTTATAGTCGCCCCCCGGTAATATATAGGTATAGTATATGCAGATAGACAGGTATAAGGCAGTAGTAGATGGTGTAGAGTTATTCAATGAAGGTGATATACACTCTAAGTATAGTCTAAAAGAACTATATACCTTTCTACTCCTCCCTGTTAAGTACAACAGGATACGAATATACTACAAAGGTGATAAACCTATTGGTCTTATTACTTGGTGTTGGTTATCTCCTACTCATTCAGATCTATTCATAGACGATAAGTACCAACCAGTTGAAGAAGACTACCAAAGAGAGAACCCTAGAGAAGACTACTTACTCTGGGGTATTGAGTTTATAGCCCCTTACGGTCACACTCGTCAGATGATGAGGACTATAAGGAAAGAACATAGAGAACTGTATGGAACCACAACTAGTGTCCACTTCCGCAGGTTCTACGACAGGAACAAGTTACACAAAAGGACGTTCTGAACATGTATAACCCGTTTATGCCTAAGATCCACATGAAATCAATGGTCACCTGGGGTGGTGCTGGTGAAGCTGGAGGTGAAGCTGAGACTCCCAGTGATGGTGCTCCAGATGTGGTTTCTTCTCCTAGACCACCTGTTAGGCCTCCTTATCCTGACCCTCCGGGAGAGAGGGCTCCCCTTGCTGTGTCCCCTAGACCACCTGTATCCCCTCTTGCTACTAAAACTCCACCCGCAAGTGGACGTGATGATCCTCTAATACAACAACGCCGATCAGATAATCAAGCCGAAGCTGATCGTCAAGCACAAGCTGCTGCTCAAGTCCAAGCTCAAGCACAGGCTCAAGCTCAAGCTCAAGCTGCTGCTCAAGCACAGGCCCAAGCTCAAGCTCAAGCTGCTGCTCAAGTTGAAGCTGCTCGTGTTGCTCAAGTTGAAGCTGCTCGTGTTGCTCAAGTTGAAGCTGCTGCTCAAACCCAAGCTGATCGTGTTGCTCAGGCGGAGTCTATGTCACAGAGTGCTACTGATATGCGTCAGGCGTCTCTAGAAGATACTGGTTCTTTGGTTAGTACTGCTAATGTAGAAACTATTAATCCTAACGAAGCAGGTACTAACATTGCTGCTAGTACTGGTCAACTATCTGATCAAGCTCCTCAGATTACAGACCCAAATGCTTTCAATGCTGCTTCTCTTAACCCTGTCGCAGCTGCTGGTCAAGTTGCACAGGCAACAAGCGGTATGACCCCTGTACAAGGTTCTATTGACCCATCTTCACTAGCTACTGCTCAGTCTGCTGATCCTACTGCAATGTCAGGTGTTGCCTTAGATGTAGACCAGATCACACAGGCTCAAGTCGTAACCCCTGCTGCTCAACGTACAATCGCATCAGGTGAGATGATCTCAGGTTCAGCTGTTGATATGGCTGCTGTAGAAGCTGCCTTAGACATTGAAGCTGCTCAAGCTGATCCTTCTGCCCAAGCTACTGTACGTGGTCAGATGGCTGAGCTTATGACTGACTTTGAGGGTACTACACCTCCTCCGTGGGCTGCTGGTGCTCTCCGTAACGCGACAGCTCAAATGGCTGCTCGTGGTTTAGGTTCTTCCAGTATGGCTGGTCAAGCTCTTGTACAAGCTGCAATGGAGTCAGCATTACCCCTAGCTATGGCAGATGCACAGACCTTTGCTAAGTTTGAGTCACAGAACCTATCTAACCGCCAACAGACTGCTATGTTCGCAGCTGAGCAACGTGCTAACTTCCTAGGTATGGAGTTCACACAGGCGTTCCAGACCCGTGTAGCTAACGCTTCTAAGATCTCTGATGTTGCTAACATGAACTTTACAGCTGAGCAGACTATTGCTCTTGAGAACGCTCGTATGGCTCAAACGGTTGACCTTAATAACCTTAACGCTAAGAACGGTAAGATCATGGCTGATGCAGCTGCTATGTCGCAGATGGATCTAACTAACCTTAACAACCGTCAACAAGCCGCTGTCCAGAACGCACAGGCTTTCTTAGCTATGGATATGAAGAACGTAGACCTTGAGCAACAGACAGAGATGTTTAGGGCTCAGAGTAACATTCAAGCCATCTTCAGCGACCAAGCTGCTATTAATGCTTCTGCACAGTTTAACGCTGCTAGCGAGAACCAAACTAACCAGTTCTTTGCTAACATGGCTACACAGGTGCAACAGTTCAATGCAGGTATGTCAGTACAACGTGACCAGTTCAACTCACAGAACGCTCTAGTCATTGCACAAGCTAATGCTCAATGGCGTCAGAACTCAAGTACAATCAACTCAGCTGCACAGAATGAAGCTAATATGGCTTCTGCTTTATCTGCTAACTCCTTGACACAAAGTATGGTTGACAGTGTATGGCAACGTGAACGTGATATTATGGACTACGCCTTCCGTCAGTCTGAGTCAGCTACTGACCGTGCTATGAGTGTCTTCCTAGCTGATAAGCAAGTTAACTTAACTCAGTGGCAGACAGCGCAAGCTAACGACGCAGCGGACAAAAAGGGTAAAGGTTATATACTCGGCAAGTTACTAGGTTTATAAGGAGATAATGATATGAGTGAACAATTCGCATACCGTAAGAACCTAGAAGCGGCACGTAAGGCCCTCCTAGACCGCACAGGAAGCCGTTACAAGACACCTGACGCTTCTCAGCAAGCTGAGGTGCAGAAAGAGGGTTTAATGCGCCCTAAGAGCCGCCCACCAGTTGAGGAGTCTAGTAGCTTAGCTGATGGACTTGGACTAGCTATGATGGAGAACATGCAGAAACGTAAGGAAGATGAGGGTCTTAAAACATCTCTACGTCCGAAAGGCCCGCCTCGTGTTGATAGCGACATTATGAGCCGTGATTCCTCTTTAAGTAGCTTTGCTGCTAAGCTGAAGCAGTCTGAAAGTAGTGGACGTGATGATGTCCAGATTACTATTGATGATGGTCGCACAATGACAGGTGGTTATCAGTTTGGTGATGCTCGCCTAAAGGACTACATGAAGTCTACTAAGTTATCATTTACAACAGAGAGTTTCCGTAATAACCCAGAGCTACAAGAACGAGTATTCGTATGGCATATCAACGATATCGATAAGACCATCGCTAAGCTTCCTGGGTCTGACAAGATGTCTACTGATGGCTTACGTGCTGTTGCCCACCTAGGTGGTAAAGGCGGTATGAAGAAGTACGTATCTAGCGGTGGTAAGTATAACCCAGCTGATAAGTTTGGCACTCGCCTCTCCGACTACTACAACAAGTTTCGCTAAGAAGGATTAACTAGAATGATTATCCCAGGACAGTCACTGACTGCTGAGCCAAAGAACGCTCCATATGAAAACCCACCAGAGATGAATACACCAGAGGATGCTGTACGTTGGCACCTTGATCGTCTAACAGAAGACGATAGGTTTGGATCTCTCCTAGATGCTATGGAACTAGGTCTTGATGTAGTAACCATTACAGAGGGTCTCCTCCGTGGTGCTGTTATGGAGGGACGTCACAACGTAGACATCTCCTTAATCATTGCTCCAGTTATTCATGAGTTCATTAAGACTTCAGCTGAAGAGACAGATATCGACTTCGAAGAAGGTATCCCTGACGACACAGAGGATAACGAGCAAGTTAAGTATCGTATTAATGCCCGTAAGGCTAAGAAGATGATAGCTGAGTACGAGTCTGAAGATGGCGAGCCTATCGTTGAAGAAGAAGAAGAAGAAGCAACAGAAGAGACTACAGAGGAAGATCCTGCTCAACCAGCAGGTCTGATGTCCCGTATGTCTAAATTAGAAGGTGGTATGTAATGTCGTTTTGGGGTGGTTTAAGCGAGGCTATCGAGTCTAATGAGAAGCAACGTAACGTAGAACAAGCACGGGAAGACCGTAAAGCTGAATTGGCTAAGGCTGATGAACGTTTCAATATGCAGTGGAAGAACACTATTGCTCAGCAAGATCGTACTAACGAACGTACTACTCTTCTTGATGCTCGTGATGAAAAACGGTATTTGACAGAACAAGGTCGTCTCGATGATAGAGATGAAGCTGGACGTGCTGCTGCTAAGGCGGCTGTTGCACAGGCTACGCTGGAGTGGGATCAGAAGATGGCAGAGTGGGACTACTCTAAGTCCCGTGATGTAGTAGCTGATCTTAAGGTTGCTCGTGAAGAGTCAGCAGCTGCCCTCCAACAGATCTTTGATAATGATCTTCGACTACATGGACGTGACATAGCTGATGCTAACCTAGCTCTTAATGAGAAGAAGTTTAAGGAGACAGTCTTCCAGAGTGGTGTTAATGCTGCACAGTGGGAGTTGTCACACCAATTCAAGGTAGACGAGTCTGAGCGCATTCAAGGTAACATTGAAAACCAACTCGACTACGATAAGGAACGTCACTCCATTGGTGATGTTGCAGCTGCACTAGCACTTGAAGTTGCAGCAGGTATACGTCTATACGGTAGAGAAGAAGATGCCAAGGATAGAGATCAGTGGCGGGAGAATATGGACTTGAAGTTAGAGGCCTTCAAGAACGACCTTATGCAAAAGGGTTTAACTCAGGATAACTGGGAACGTGCTTTCACCCGTCAAGGTGAGCAGCAAGACTTAGACCAAGCTAATGTAATGTTTGGTCGTAAGCTTAAGCTGTTAGAGTTGTCAGATCAATTGACTAAATCCTTTGGTGGTCAAGGTGTTTCAACTAATGGTTCTAAGGCTCCAGCTTCTAGAGATATGGGTATTGCTGTCATCAACATTAAGAGTGAACTAGGTGGTAAGCAGGGTATTGATGCCCTACCTCCTGAGTCTCGTGACTTCTTTGATAAGGTCTTGGGTGACCCAGCTGCAGCTTTCGGTGTCTATGCTTTCATCCAAGCCCAACGTAAAGCAGGTAACAAGCTATCTATTACTGATCTACCTAAGTACGTCAACCTAGCGGGTATAGTCGAAGCTCAAGGTGATCCAGATGCAGGTGAACGTCTACGTGCTGAGATCATGGGTAGTGACCCTGGCATCTCTAACATTGATGCTCTCTTCGATGGTATGAAGGAAGCTATTGCGTACAAACCAGCTAGACTAGTATGGGGTATCCTACAGACACCTAAAGATGCTGCTGGAAACTCTGCTGATCTTAAGCTATTCAATGATGCTCTATATACCCGTGCAAGCGCTAGGTGGGCTGGTATGGATATTAAGCACCCTGAGTTCCAAATGTACAAAAACGCTATCGCTGACCTTAAAAGCCCTTTGCCTATCATTAGGACTCGTGGTAATGCTAGGTTGTTTGATATCATGGGTGCTGGTCTTGTAGAGGAAATGGGTATTGAAGATAACCCAGCCTTGACTCAGCAGTTCCAAGAGTCCAAGGCTCGTCAAGAGGCAGCTCGTCAAGAAGAGCAGATACGTAAACAGGATCAGGATCGTATGTCTGGTGTAATAGACAATGCGAAGGACGTTAAGGGTACTACTATTGTCAATCCAACTCTCTCTGGTGATAATGAAGTGCCAAGAATGGCTGTATCACGACCTGATGAGCGTCCAGGGATGGGAACGCCACTGCCTATCACAGCCCCTAACAGGGACGTTGGTGCTGTAGAGGCTATGCCTGATCAAGAAGAGTACACAGAGGCAGAAGCTAGGTCCTTCCTGATTAAGAACCCTGACTTTGTGGGTAAGATGTATGTAGACGGTCGACTAGTCTCCAATGAACCTGATGCATCAGCTGAGGTACCTGCAGAGGTTCAGGAAGCTGTTAAGTCTGTCATCTCCGCTGGTGATATATCTGAGATCGAAGAAGCTAAGCAAGAGATCGCTGCTGAGTTCGGAGAGGACGTAGCGGGTATCTTGTTTGACAACGTTAAGTCAGCACGGGGTACTGGTAAGTCAGCTGTGATGGATGGTCTACAAACACCTACCCGCTCTTCCCCAGAAGTAGCAAAAGAAGGTGGGTATATTCCTCCTTCAGTAGGAGCTACTGAGTTGAATACACCAGCTATGCGTAACCTACCTGAAGAGACTTCAGGTGCTAAAGAGGGTGGATATATTCCTCCTTCAGTAGGAGCTACTGAGTTGAACACCCCAGCTATACGTGAAGCAATAGCTAGGGTACCTGCAGAGGTTACAGAAGCTATTGATTCTGTAGTAGCGGTAGGTGATGAAGCTGAGATCAAAGAAGCTAAACAAGAGATTGCTGCTGAGTTCGGAGAAGACGTAGCTGAGTCCTTGTTCTGGAGTGCCCTTAAGAAACGCCCAGGTAACCGTACGCAGGACTTCCCTGGTTTCGGTAACTAATAATAATAATAATAATGGAGTAACCAATGGCTAGTTTCTTAGATACCTTCAAACCTGTTAATGTAGCAGCTGAGAAGGACGAACTTGGTAAAGTATTGGATAAGGTATCAGAGAGCGTTGAGGCGCTCCCTGTTGCTGCACCTGCTGTTACTGAGCCTGAACCTGTACAAGAGGGGCCCGTAGAGGTTGATCCCCTTGCTGCTTTTAGACCTGTAGAGGCCTCTGAGAGCCCCGTAGAGGTTGATCCCCTTTCTGCTTTTAGACCTGTAGAGGTTGATCCCCTTGCTGCTTTTAGACTTGTAGATACCCCTGAGAGCCCCTTAGAGGAGGCTGAGATGCCCTCTAGTGCTCCTGAGGTGTCAACACTAAGGGATGCCCTTCTCAACCGACCAGGGTACCGTACACAGGACTTCCCTGGGTTCGGTGAACCTAATGAAGATGACCGTTCTCTTGGTCGTAAAGCCATGGATGCAGTTAATAACCTAGCTGCTCGTAAGGATGCTGTTCGTGCCTCAAGAGATCGTATCCTTAATAATCAGCTTGCTGGTGATGAGCGCCTAAAGCCTATGATCATGGAAGCTGAAGCCTTTGAAGCTGACCGTAAGAAGTATGTAAATAACCTACTACCTGAGAAGTATGACCCTGGTACGTACTCAGAGAATGACATAGTAGAGGACGATGAGTTATTCGCTATTGCTAAGACATTCATGGAAACTCGTTATGGTCTCCAAGCTGTTGAGGGTAAGTCCCGCAAGGAGTTGGTGTCTAAGTTCATGGATGGTCGTCGTGCTAACTATCTGGGTAACTCTATAAGTGTCCTATCTGAATATGATTACCTATCTGACAAGAAGGAAGACTGGGAAACTCTGGATAAGATCGGAGCTGGGTACACGCTGTATGAGAACATGGCTGGTGTTACAAGTGAAGAAGTATCTTGGGCTGAGTACGGTGGTGCTGCAGCTGATAGTGCTTGGTATCTACTGACTGATCCTATTAACTTTGTAGGTGCGGGTATTGGCCGTGTCGTGGGTGGTACAGCTTCTAAAGCTGGTATTAGGTCCCTACAACACTACGTTATGAAAGAGGTGACTAAGCGTCGTCTAGCTGGTAAGTCTGTAGCGTCTACAGGTAAGGTCGCTGAGGACATCATGAGAGTTGCAGCTACTACAGCTGCTAAAGAAGGTACTAATGCAGTAGCTCGGTTCGCTGCTAATACGCAGACGTCAGCGCTGGCTAGGCTAATATCTAAAAAAGGTGTGACAGAGATCGTAGTTGCTACAGCTACTGATGCTATCATCTCCTCTGGTCTTGAGTTTGTATACCAACGTAACATGATTACAGCTGGTGCTCAGGAAGAGATAAACAAGACGTCAGTTGGTATGGCTGCTCTGTTTGGCCTAGTCGTAGGTGGTATCTCTACTGCCCGTGTTGCTAGTCGTGGTTCGTCTGGTACAGCTCTACCCTCTGAGGTAGTCAAGAAGGGTACACACGCTGATGCTGCTGCAAGTATGCAGGAGTCACTAGCTTAGTACTTCAAGGCAGTCGGTAAGGACATGGACGGAGACACATCATGGGCCCAGAAGGTTGGCTCAGGTAAGGAACTCAACGTCAAGGATACTAACTTCTTCATCGATCTTCTGATGGGTGTAGACCCTGTTAAGGATGCTGATGGTAAGATCATCAAGCCAGGTCTTAAGGGTCTCGGTCAGGTTATGCAAGAGCAAGGTTATTACTACAAACCTCGTGATGGTGATGATAAACGTACTAACTGGATATCTGACTTCATAGTTAATATTGGTGATAAAGATATCAAGCTTATTGTAAAGGGATTCGAAAAGAATGCTGGTGTTAAGCTCACTGGTCTAGGTAAACTCACAGCTAAGTCATTCTCGGATGCCTTCGCTAAGAAGATTAGCCAGAGTGCTCAATCAATGAGTGCGGTTTCCAAAGTAGGTGGTCGTCTCAATATTGATGCAAATGAAGTAGACTTCGACATGTTCATCAAGGACGCATTAGGTCAGAACCTATTAGTACCCACTGGTACGGGTGAAGCTGTAGTAGGTAGAGCTATATCAGATAAATGGAACCGTTACCTTCCCTCTGTTAAGAAGATAACCGAGGGGCAGAACCAATTCATCCGAACACTTGTAGCACACTCTTCTACATCTCGGGCGAACGTACTTGGTTATGTTGCCTCCAGTTCGATAGGATCAGGTAGTGACCTTCTA